GAAAAGTGAATGAATCGGTAATGATCTGGGATGAGAGTGATCCTAACCAAATTCTGGTAGTCACCCTTAAAAGAGCAGTGGATGGATCCTATCAAATGGTTTTTGAAGGACCAAGGAACTTTAAAATCTTTCGCAAGGAAATGTTAAATGACAGCTTTGAAGACAAAAAATAATACTGGTAAACCTGCCGAAATGGCAGCTATCAAAACGGATGCAGTTCTTATTCAGGGTGATCTATCTACCCTTAGTGAAGACCAACGCAGTGCCTATTACCTTAGGGTCTGTGAAAGCTTGGGCCTGAACCCACACACCCAACCCTTTGAGTTCATCCCACTGGGCGGAAAGTTAAAGTTATACGCAACTAGGGCATGTTCTGATCAGTTAAGGAAACTTCATGGGGTATCTATTCAGATCCTATCTAGGGAACTGGTGGAAGACATCTACACAGTGACAGCCAGGGCTGAGGACATGACAGGGCGCACTGATGAATCCTGTGGGGTAGTTTCCCTTAAGGGTTTGATGGGTGAAGCTAGGTCTAACAAACTTATGTGTGCTGAAACTAAAGCTAAGCGCAGGGTCACTTTATCTATCTGCGGTTTGGGTTGGTTGGATGAAACTGAGGTGGAATCCCAGATTCAAGCTCAGCCTATCAGACCTGTTGTCGCATCTCTGGCAGCACCAGTAGTAGTTGATGAGCATAAACCCATGGAAACTTTTCAAGAGGCATGCCTAGCAGTCGAGCATGCTTTCCCTGGCACCATGCAGGGGATGCTGAAATACTACAAAGTTTCCTCTGTGGATCAGTTGGTAGAAGCTCAACGGATTGATGCTGAAAAGCTGATAGCCAAAAAGATGGGGGCTAAATAATGAGCTTATTTGATTTATCCTCCTCTGCAGCAATCATGAAATTCTGGATGGAAACAGAAGCCAAGACTGATGATGCAGGGGAGTTGACAGGGGAAATCGATACCACCATTGATGATTTATTAAAAGAACTTGAAGGCAGCATTGAAGCCAAGATTGAAAACTACTGCTGGCTAATTAGGGAGCTTGAAGGCAGGGCATTAGTAAGGCAAGCAGAAGCCAAGAGGATTAGGAACCTAGCCCTGACCAATGAAAACATGGTTAAGAGTCTAAAGGAAAGGCTTAAGTTTTTCTTTGAAACTCAATCCATTCAAAAGCTTGAATGCAAAACCTTTAAAGTTTCAATTGCCAATAATGGTGGGGTCCAACCCTTAGTGGTGGATGTGCCAGCAGATCAGTTACCAGTTCAGTTCCAAAAGATAACCATTGAAGCAGATAACGGAAGCATCAGGAAAGCTTTGGAAATGGGTACGGCTATTGAGGGTGTCAAATTACTACCGCGCGGAACTTCTTTAAGAATTAAATAGGAGAATGATTAATGGATTTTATGAATGAGCAACAGGATTTGAAATCAAAGTCAAAGTTTGCCAAGGCTAATGATCTTGCTGATGGCAAGTATTCTGGCAAGATTTCCTTTGCTGGTTTTGTTGAAATAACTGTCAAGGAAACTGGTGAGAAAAAACAGACCTATCAGATCAAAGTGATGTTGGCAGGGGTAGAAACTCAGATCACTTATTGGCTAAAGACTGATGCAGATTTCAGAAGACTGCTAACCAGCTTGGGTAGGATTGGCTTTGATGTTGAAGCATGGGGTCCAAAGTTTAATAAGCCTTATGAAAATGAACTGATCAAGGCTGGGGAAACTTTGACCAATCACATCCTGAGTTTTCATAAGTCCACCACCTCTAATGGCTACCCTGCCATTGGTCTTGATGAACTATCAGAATCCAATGCAGAACTCCAGGCTGAACTGGATGACCTGCCCTTCTAGACCTACCCATCTGGGGTGGCAGGGTTATCATTGCCCCTGAGATACCTTGATGGGGCTGTCAGCACCCACCCACTGACAGCATTAATATTCATGAGCATCGGGCTGGTTAATCCATATGAGATATACGGACTTGTAGTAGTACACCGAACTTGTTGTTCGACTAGACCAGCCTGATATTAAACACACACAAATCTAAGAAGGAATAATTGTCATGTTTAAACTTTCAACTGAAGAAGCAATCAAATGTCTAAATGGAGCTTGTGAAAACATTATTCCAGACAAGACCTACACGGCTATTACAGATTATCCAGAAAAGGGTGATCATCATTCTTGCACTGGGGCACAATTAATACGAGCAAGAGATGCATATTTAATTTTACATGAAGCAGAAAAAATTGGTGATAAAAAAAGGATTGCTGAATCTATTACCAAAATAAATAAACTTCAACAAGAAATGATTTCATTAAAAGATGAAGAGTTAAATGATCCATATTTTTTTATGAGAAGATTTTTGTCTGAGGTAGATGTAAAAGAAGATGACATATTTACTTTTAGTCACAATGGAAAAGTTGTGGCAGATTTTACTGGGGCTATGATTCTTCAAGATTCCCACAAGAAAATAAATTTATTTGATAAGGCTCAAGCTGACCTAAAAAAGAAGGCTTTAGACATCACTTTGCGATCATTAAAAAACTAAGGAACAGTACTACTATGAAACTAGAACAACTAGAAAAGATACCATTTCCACAAGACCTAGAATTTAGCACGATGAAATATGATGACCCTTACTTTAGCGTAGGTCATTTGGTGCAGGGGTTGGCAAACAAGTCTGCCATTAAAAACATTGTAAAAGTTGTTGAGGCTAATTATTTAACCTGCAACTGGGATCATGCTTTCACTTGGAGTGGGCAATACATTGGTGGGAAAAATGATGGTGCATTATTTTATCGAGAATATTTAATTAAAACTGATAATGATTTCAGGAAATGGTTAATTAGGATGGCACTTTTACAGATGCCAAGAATGAATACATGGGGTCCAAAAGGTAAATCTTATCTTGATGCTTGGCATGATTTCAGGGCAATCTTTATGGGTCAGCATGTGGCTATGCTCACTGCACCCAAAGACGAATATATATTTCCCATCAGTGCAGCTACCAACCAAGTCAAATGCTACGAGTGTGGCAAGACTAGCCCAATCTTCTGGACTAGATATGAAATCAACGAATGGATTAGCTACCATGAGTGGCTAAACATTGCAGAAAACAAAGATTCTATAAAGCTGGTTTGCACAGAGTGCGGTAAAAAACTGCTTTCTTAATTTAGATATTTATAAGGAAACCAAATGACCTTTGAACCCATCCCACATCTACCACCAGATGAACATGAAAACATTAGCGCATTCTTTGAACGCTGCTATGACCTCATTAGGGAGCGAGCTTCTGAGTATGAACCACCAGTAGTCAGCTTTACCAAGATTGCGCTTTACTGGTCTGAGTATCTTGGATCAGAAGTAACCCCCTACGATGTCGCAATCATGATGTGTCAGCTAAAAATCGCGCGACTTTCTAAAGGGCATCATCAGGATTCATTGGAAGATGCTGCAGCTTATCTGGCAATAGCCAACAGTTTAAAGGAGTAATCCACTGCACTGGGCCACCTCATCCTACCTGGGAGTGAGGCAAGGCTGGTTAAACTTTGCAGTGGGTTTTTATAACAGGGTGGGGAAATTACCCCACCCATAACTAAAGAGAGAAAAATGCAATTCCTAGTACCTAAAAACTGGTCCAACTTTCAACACTACAAGGATCGTAATCCAACATGGATTAAACTTCATAGGAGTTGCCTAAATGATCCATCTTTTTTGCGCTTAGATGTTTATGGCAGGTCATTGTGTCCAATGCTGTGGCTATTAGCCTCTAGTTACAATGAAGGCTATATCCCATATGTCCCAGAAGATATCGCATTTATGCTGCGAATCCAAGATGATGATTGTGTTAAAGGTATAAAAGGACTGCTTGAAAGAGGATTGTTTACGCTAATAGAAATTGAAGAGGATAGACCTGAAAAAATCAGCAGTAAAGAGTTAAGGGAAAAATCTGGATATGGCCCAAGATATGTCCCTAAATCCACTAGGGAAGAAATCATGTTGCGAGATGTTAACTGCGTTTTATGTGGGGCCAGCGAAAATTTAGAAATTGACCACATCACCCCAGTGTCTAAAGGTGGAACCGCTGACCATGATAACCTGCAAGTCCTTTGCAGATCATGCAATAGGAGCAAAAGAACACAAACGGTGGAGCAGAGTGTAGCAGATTGCTACGCAGAACCAGATATGCGTAGCCTAGAGGAGAGTAGAGGAGAGAAGAGGAGAGGAGAGAAAGAGATAGAGGTAGAGATAGAAGAGAGAAGAGGAGAGGCAGACACCTGCTCTGAGCTGGTTCCCATCTCTGAGCTAACAAGCCCAGAACTTTACCAACCTGAAATGATCTTTCCATGTGTAGGAAATCCCAAGACATGGTCACTAACTCAAAAGCTTTTTAATCAGATTCAAGAAGCCTATCCAGATGCCCCTATTTTGGATTGGATTAAGAAAGCCAAGCTTTGGACAGAGACCAATACATCTAAGCGAAAAACGGCAAAGGGAATGCCATCATTCCTGTCCAGATGGATGGCAACCCAAACAGATAGGCCAGCCCAACCAAGAAACTTTCAAACCAATGGCAAAGCTAAGCCTGATCTGCAGGCAGCTTTATCAGCCATGCCCAGAGGATTTCAGTTACCACAGAGGGTTCAACCATGAACCCTTACAGAATTGAATACCCTGCCATCATTAGTTTTTCAGGTGGTAGAACTTCTGGGTACATGCTCGCAAAAATTATTGAGGCTTATGATGGCAAACTTCCAGATGGGATAAAAGTAGTTTTCTGCAACACAGGATTAGAACATGAAAAAACTTACGAATTTATCAAAGCTTGTGAAGCTAACTGGGGCATTAAAATTACTTGGATTGAATATCAAGGAAAAATACATGATGAAAGATACAAAGTAGTTACCTTTGAAACAGCTTCCAGAAATGGTGAACCCTTTGGAATTCTGATTGATGAGAGACAATACCTACCAAACCCAGTTGCTAGGTTTTGTACAGTGGAGCTGAAGATAAGACTTTTGGACAGGTATATGAAAACCCTTGGAGCAGAGTTTAAAAAGTGCAACCAAGCTATTGGCCTTAGGTATGACGAACCAAGAAGGGTGGCTAATGTTAAATCAAACTCTAGGCGAAACCCTGCAATCTTTCCAATCTTTGAAGCTAAGAACACACTGCCAGAAATCTTTTCATTCTGGAACAAGCAGTCATTTGATTTAAGCCTTCAGATGCATCATGGCAACTGCCAAGGGTGTTTCCTGAAATCTAGATATAGACTTGACCTTGTAGCCAAGGAAGACCCAGCAGCTTTGGATTGGTGGATAGCTCAAGAGGCCAAGATCATTGGTTCAGCAACTGCAAAGAACCATACTTTCAGGAAAGATCGGCCAAGCTATGAAAGCATAGTTAAGCAGTCAAAAATGCAATTGCCATTATTTACAGATTTTGATGATACCGTTTCTTGTTTTTGTACAGACTGATTTTAAAGGATTCAACCATGAATATCACTATCGATGCAAACGCAGCTTATTTCGATTGGCCCGATTGGATTCAATTTCATTCCACCTTCTACGGCTGGGATCAAGAAAGAGAATTGAAAATGCTTTTAGCCTGGTCAACCTATTTTGCAAGTGAAGGTTATGGACCTGAGGAACTGCTAGCAGCTTCTAAAGATTTGACTGGGGTAAAAATATTCAAAAGAGAGGAAACCATTCACGAACTCGAAAAGGCTTTACGGATACGCAGAGAGAACTACCGCAGAACAGTTAAGCATGAGGTGTCAGATTGCTCGATGTGCAGGGGAACTGGATTAGTTTTAGTGCCATTTTTAAACCATGTTAAGAATGGTATATGGTCATCCAAAAGCAAATGCTGGGTAAGTTGCATCTGCATCAACTCCTTGCCATTTAAAAGCACTGCATCAGGTGAAGGTAAGAAATCCATTATGACCTTGGAAATCTATGAACTTAGAAACCCAGACTGGATGCGCCAGATGGCAGCATGTGAAGAATCAGAACGCAACTTGGCTAAAACTTTAAACGACTTAGCACCCAATGGGAACAAACCTTTGGATAATATCCTAGACCGGATAGCCAAAAGATTTAAACAGAATCCAGTAGAGGAACCACCACCAAGAATGATAGTAGATGCATCGGTAAGAACTTACGGCTGAAATCTGATAGGGATGGATCCCGCAACCGGAAAAGGAATCCATGCTAATTGAGTTTGGTCCACACACAACAAATTTACTTTGGCGAATTGGTGAAGCTAAATCACTCTGGTTCAAGAAAAACAACTGGCCAATTCATATCCAAAGGATGACTAAGTTTAACATCAGTGAAGAACAAGCTAGAACCTATAACCAGTTCTGTGGTCTAGCAGGTGAAGCAGCCCTGTGGGAATGGCTATATGGTGACCTCTCAGGATTCTGGGAGCAACAAGCCAACCTTCATGAATCCCAATCCCTGACCGATGGTGGAACAGATATGCCTGGACTTGATGTTAAGACCCGAGATCTAATAACTGACCCAATCCCCTGGCTAATTATCACCCCACACAAATTAGATACCAAAGTCAGGTATGTGCTTTGTGTGGTTCAAAGTGAACACCCTAGCAAACCTGAGACTGTATCAGTTGAGATCATTGGATCCATCCATGGTGAAGTTGTTGACCGACTAAAGCACCACTGGTGGCATGAAGGGCTGCACCGGATCACCATAGAGCAAGAGTATTTAACCCCACCCGAAACACTCAAATGGTAGGAGAATAGTTATCACAGCAGGAACTTGCAGAAGTTGTTTAAGGATCAGACTGCTTAGGTATGGTGTCTGTGGTTACTGCGGATCTGAAGCCCGCACTGCCACTCAGATGATGGTCTTATTAGGTAAACAGAAAGCCATGATTGCACAGCTCAGGCATGAAAGAAGGCTATTAAAGTTTCAGCTAAAGACAGCCAAGGCTAAGCTGGCAAGGGCTAAATCCAGTCCTTGAGATTTTGTATCTAACACATTATCGGCAAAAATGGGAGCATGAGGCTAGAGCTTCCTATACCACCATCTGCGAATCACATTTTTAGGGCATCCCGCAGGGGTCAAGTCTATCGGTCCAAGAAATATACAGACTGGCATAAAGCTGCTGAGTTAATGGCCCTGCTGACCAAGAAGGGCAAGGTAATCAATCCACCCTATGCAATCACCATGGAAATCATTGGTGGGTCAGGATGGCGCAAGGATCGCGATTTAGATAACTGTTGGAAGCCAGTGCTGGATCTATTGCAGCATGTGGGAATCATTCAAGAGGACAACTGCCAGCACATCACCCGATTGGTAGTCACCTACTCCAAGGGCGATGGTAGACCCGCAGAATGCCACCTAACGATAGCAGGTGCATGATGCCATCCGATCATGACCACAAGAAACACAATCCAAGACCAGCACAAGGTAGGCGCACAGACCGACCATCACCACACCGCAGAGGATATGGCCGAGCATGGGAGAAGATCAGGCTAGCGATCCTCAGAGAAGAACCACTATGCAGAGGATGCCAAGGCCCAGCCACCTGTGTTGACCATATCCAACCACTCAAACAAGGTGGCACAAACCACAAGACAAACCTGCAACCTTTGTGCATTAGCTGCCACAACAGCAAAACATGGCATGAAACTTGGGGAAAAAAGAAATGAAAAAATTACCTGACAAATGCAAATTTTTTGGGCAAAAGTGCCACTACCTAGGGGGGGGTCAAAAAGTCCAAAATAGGCTCGGGAGTACCTTCTCGGAAATTTCAGGATTTTTGCATGATTTTTTAGGGCAAAATGAGGTGATGTTATGACTAGAGGTAGAAAACCTAATAAGAGACAACTATTATCTCTTAATCCAAACCCGAGACCATCGACAGTAAACCCATCACCTGTTGAATGGGATGTGAACGATCCAAGAATGCCAGACTGGTTGGATGTAATCGGTCAGAAAAAATGGCACGATCTTCTGACAGGTTTAAAGCCCATGGCTATTCTTTCATCAGTAGATGCTGATGCGATTGCTGTTTACTGTGCAATGTATTCGCAGGTGGTACGATGCCAGCAACAGATAAATAATTCTGGTGGATTCATT